GATTGTACTGGGCGGTTTTTCCAGCCTGTTCGGTTTGCTGGCCAAGGGTTCCCGCGCCGATCTGCGCCTGAGCTCCCTGCAGCCCTGCTTGCTGTCCTGCAAGGGCTGTCTGGCCACGCTGGCCGAGGCCTGTCATATAATTCTGCGCAGCGTTCTGAAACCCTTGCGATTGCATGCCACCGATCGTTTGACCCAAAGCAAGGTTCTGCTGATTGATGAGGTTGCCCAGACCAATGTTGGATCGGTCGCCACCGAACGCGCCTTGGCCGATCGCGGAGCCCTTCATTTGAGCTTGCTGTTGACCCGCAACATTTTGCATTTGAGCAGTGGTCGCGCCAACAGCACTTTGAAGGTAGGGATTCATGTAGCCCTGAACGCCCTGCGAGAAACCTTCGGGAGTGTAGCCTTGCTGCACCTGATTCAAAACAGGTTGCGCAGCATTGGCATACTGGTTCATCCCAGCCTGACCTGTTCTTTGCTGTTCATTCAAAGGCGCAACAAAAGCTTCCGGCGTTGTGCCATATTGCTGAAAAGGTTTCGTAGCAACGCCCTCGGCACGAGTGTTCACAGCATTGTAACGCGCCAAAACTTCTGGAGGGATCGTAGTCGCTGAACTTGTGGTTCCGGTTTTCCCGCCCATTTTAATGCTCCGTCGCGTTTTCAGGTTGAGCTTCGTCTGCCCATTCACCTGTTTTCTTGCCATAAATCCAATAAGCACCCGACTGTGGGCCAAATTGCCGTTCGTAAAGTCGAACCTTGCCCTCGGCCCTCTGCGAACTCAAAATCCCGATCACCAATGGAAGCTGCAAAACTTCCGCCGCCTGTTTCGCGAATTCGCAAAGTTTCCTTGCCCGACCGCCTTTTGCACTTCTGTAATCAGGATGAACGAAAATCGCACGTTCGACAATCGTTAAATCATCTGAATACCACAAAGATTCAGTCCTCAGCAAAATTGCCGCCTCGAATTGCTCTCCGGCTTTGCCAATGATCCCGACAATGCCATGCTCCCTCGTCAGCCCAGCCCAAAGCTCTCCCAGCAATTTCATTGGGTTCGGGTTTGTCAAACCATTTTCTTCGCACGCTGCCAAAGCGAGCTTCATCATGCCGTCAATGTCTTCGGGTGTTCCGACGCGAACGTTCAATTCGTTGTCCATGATCAATCTTTCTTTGGCCCAGGAAGTTTTTTCAGCGTGTGGATCGTTTTTTGGCGGTAGCTTTTGACGAACTCATCCAAACTGGCATGACCGTGATCCATGTCGCCGCCGCCAAGTTTGAGAACATCTTTCGGAGAAATGACATACTCTCCTCCTGCTGCTACGATCTCAACAGGGGCCGCTCCACCCGCCGCCCTCGCACCGTAGGGTTTGCCCTCGGAGTAGGGTTGCTCGGCAGAGTCGTATGGTTGCTTTTCATTTACCATGTAGGGCTGAGAGGAGAACATTTTTCTGGCGACTTTGAAACCAGCCATAGTGTTGCCTTCGCCCATGGCCGAAATGATGTCGGCAGGGATGACGTACGACCCTGAAGCAACGTTCATCGGCAGGTGATCCGTGCGTCCGGCGACCGGAGAATGAATTGGGCCTTCATGCACTTTACTCATCATAAACTTCGGATCGGATTTTGTGTATGACATATCGCCTTTGTCGTATGACATGTCGGCAAACGGCCCACCCTCCGCTTTCGCTGGACGAACTGTTTTTGCGGCAGCTTTGAACGCGCCAGCGGTCGGTGCGCCTTTCGCGTTCGGCTTCCGCATGCGCTCTTTCGAGCCACGAGCGATGCGCTCGCGCTTGGCGTGAATGTTGGCATACAACCCACCGCCATTCGCCTTTGTGTTCCGAGCAGTGTTCAACGCCGCCGCAATGGCTTGGTCCTGCGAACGGCCAGAACGCATCATCTCCGAGATATTGGAGCTGACTGTTTTTTGGGAAGAGCCTTTTTTCAACGGCATAACGACCTCACGTATAAGTGACAGAAACGATCTGTCCTGTTCCAGTGGTGATGACAAGGCCGTCTGCAAACGGGACTTGAACTTGAAACACGCCAACTGTGTTGGGGACGATGTAAATCCGCAAACCTGTCAGCGAGTTGGTGTTGGAGGAATCGTAGACAGTTCCGGTTGTTGTTCCCGCTACAATAACAGAAACGTTGGCAAACCAACCGCTACCAACTTTGACTTGTCGGGTCGTTGCCGCCGCAATTTCTTTTGTGTTGTTTGTTCCGGCGAACTTGGCCAATGCGCTTGGATATTCGCCAATTGCAATGACGCCGTTTTTCTGAGTGGTGAGGATGTCGTCAAGACTTGCCATCAGAATTTCCCATCAAGTTGAGCACGGTAGCGCAGTGCGCCAATCCGGAAAAATGTATTGCTTAGAGCAACACCATTTGCGTTCGCTGTGGAGCATGAAATGCGCAATAGACGGTTTCGGATCCGAACGCTCAAATACTGCGTGGTTGAATTCATTTCGTATGGGCCATATTGAACAGGAGTATCTCCTGGATAATCCGCCCCATAAAACGTCAGATACATGGTTGCAGAAGTTGCGGAACCAGTCGATTGTTGCTCGGTCGTTTGCCATTTGAAATCAGGCCAGATTTGATCGATGAAGATCAAGTTGTCTGCATCGTTCAACTGCATGTAACCCGTTTCAAATGATGACACCATTGGCGAGTTGCCAGCGTTGTAACCAATTTCATGTTGCCAGATGTAGCCATCGCTGTCCGCGCCGAGCGGTGGCCCAAGGACGGATTGATCGCACCACGCAACACGATCCAATGTGCCGTAATCCCATGCTTGGGTGAGGGTGTTATATTTGACGTATGAGTCGTTATACGTTGAATTCGTTGATGGGTAATACCACATCACTTCGTCAAAAATAGAGTTTGTGCCACACTGGATCAGGTCGCTATAAGGGTAGCCGTTTGGGTCCAAACTGGTGTTCAAGTTTTGGAATACTTGATCCCAAACAGGACAGGCCATGTCTTGGGGGCCACCTTCGGCCAAAACGTTGAACCCTCCAGGAGACATCCAATATGTTGCTCTCCCAAGAATGCCAACTGCCTTTTGCGCAATCAATCCAACACCGTCCGCGAGCTTGTTGAACCCGAACACATTTGGGTAGCCAATGTATTGCATAGACCAAAGAGCAAGGTCGGTCCAAATCAAAGCCTGTTGTGAAGCCTGAATTCCGCCAACAATCTTGCTTCCTTCCGCGAGGCGGAAAGAACCAGCTTGGTTATTCGCCGAGGCTTGCCAAACGGTTGCGTCTCCGGCCTCCGACCACCGGATCAACAATGGATCCTGAATGCCTGTCACTGTTGAACCGTAAGCCACAACCTGTCGAGATGGCATCGCAATAAAATGCCCTGTGTTTGCCGTTGGAGCGGTCTCCAACAAAAACATTGTTGTTGTGTTGGAGGTTGGAGACCAATAGTAAATTTCACCGTTTTGAACATTCGCAGTGAGAATTTCACCAAAGTTGTTAATTGTCCAATTGGTTGTCGTCACTGTCGGAGCAGAAGGATAACCAATTTTAATTCCCGCCCCATACCCTCCTTCGCCATATCCGCCTGAACCATAACCCAAGGCGGCAAAAGATGATGGAATGTTATAATAATAAGTAAATTGCGCACTACCCAAATTCATTAAAAACGCAGTGCTACTTGTCGCGGCAGACGAAGCTGTTATCTGATACTGAGTAGAACTTATGTATGTCGTAAAATAATTGCCAAAAATTGTTACACCCGCAGAAGTCGTTGACGTGAGAAACGTCGCCGTGAAACCGTCCTGATATGGGTGATTGGCTTGAGTTACAACAATTGTTGAAAACCCTGAATCGGGGTCGAATTCCGGAAGCGTTGAAATGCTTGTTGTTGAAGTCGCGGCAATCCCGACATCAATCGTATAAACGTTAAAATACAAACTTGCGGTATAAGTTTGAATTGAATAAACTCCGCTCACGATCAAATTTGATATGCTGATTGGCGTTTTTATCCAAGAAGAAAACCCGTCTCTTAATTGGTTTGGGGTGTAAACCGTACCTGTCCCTGTCGTTGTCGTGTTGACAAGGGTGAGGGTACCGCTTGCAAAAGTCGTTGTCGAAATATTGAACGTTGTGGCAGTCAAAGGTTGAGCGTAATAAGTCGTGCCTTGCGTGACTCCTGTTGGGAGCGACGTGCCATAAAACACTAAACTTGTGTCGAGCGTTGGCGCAACAGCAGCTGTGACCACTGTTGGCGACCCATTGGTGAATGAAACAGACTGAACACCCAACCCAGTGTCGTAAATGGTGACGATTGATGACCCGCTTGTGGTCGAGGCAAGCGGAACAGTCACCGTATGGACGCCACTTCCGGCTGTGGTTGTTGCAATGCCAGTTCCGCCAACCGAGGTTGCTATTCCAAAAGTGTTCGCTGTTGGGGTTGGTGAGCTTGACGCAACGTAATAAACTGTTCCTACCACGAGCGGAGAAGGCAAAGTGCCTGTCGTGGAAAATACAATCGGCATCCCTGGTGGGTAGGAGCTTCCTGTTGCGGTCACGACTGCTGGAGTCGCGTTTGTTATTGTTACGGTGTATGTGCTTTTCGGAGAATTAGAAGTGGTTTTCTGAGGAGTGATAACGTTTTCGTTTCTGCTCACTTCATCAATAACCGAAATACTATCCTCTGCTCCAACAGCAAGAGCTGCATCTCCAACTAAATTTTGCCAAGGGTGAATGTCCATAATCGTGCCTGGAATTGGGCCTTGAGTCGCCCAATCAACCCAACCGCCCATTTTCTGCACAAGACCCATGCCGGATCTGTCCGGAACGAAACGAATAAGCTGAGACTCTGAAAAAGCTGCCTCGTTCAAGGCAGGTGTTTTGTAGGTATCAATACCAGGGATCAGCTTCATCGTTGCGTGAGGCATGGGAGGTTACCTCGTTGGCGAAGCGACAGGGGAGGGTGAGTAGGCTGTCCAAGCCGCCGCCTCAAACTTCTTGCGGTTTTCCTCAACCAATGCGCTTGCCTTGAGAGCTTGGTATTGACTTTCGTAACTTTGAGCCATTTGAGGGTCGTCGGACTGTCGGCCAAAGTTGCGCTGATAAGCAGAGATATAAATCATCGAAGCCATGATGAACAAATCTGGCAGATAAACGCTGATGAACGTTGTGGTGTTTGCGGCAGACAAAGGAGTCGATCGAACTGTTCCGGTCAACCGAACTGAGTATGTTGAGTTTGGCGTTGGCCCAACAATTATGTTCTGCGAAGTCAAACCCGTCGTTGCGCTGTCGCCGCCATAAACAGCAAAGTATTTTGGCAAACCTGTCGTCGAGCCGCCGCCATAAACGTTTTGAATATATTCTTTCCCGATCGCCAAAAGCGGAGTTGAGTTTCCTGTCCCGTCAATAACCTCAAACGTCTGCAAAGAAACAAACGACGATGTTGGGATCGTCAATGTGTTGTTGCTCGTTGAAAACGAATAAGACGAATTGCTGATCTGCGTCGAAAGAAAATCCAAATCGCGTTGCATTCGCAACTCGGCGTAATCAATCATTGATGGGACAATGGTGAGGTAATTCACGTCGGTTGACTGCACGACCGCCATTGTGGCAATCTGTTCAACGTAGGTTGCGTATGTTAATCCGACCATGTCACCCTACCATTGAAGTCGATGCCGATTTAACTTCTGCAACTCTCCGGCCCCACCCCTTGCCGAACGTTTCCCAAGTCGGAAGACTCTGCAAAAACTGCAATCTATTATCGTTGATTTTTTGCAATAAGGAAAGGGGATCTTGTGAATTAACTAAAGAGAGGGTCGCAGGTCCGATAACCCCATCAGCATGAGCACCACAAGCTGTCTGAAGATACTTGCTGGCACGAGCAGGACCACTATTAATAGCAAGATCAAAAACAGAAAAGTCCACCCCAAACGGGAGGTCGTCGCAGCGGCACTTGTCCCAGTACCGCGCTTTGTAGAGGGGAGCGACGTCTGCGATTTTGAGGGCTTTGATGTCATCTTTTGTTACCTCGTGGCCTAGCCATTCTTCCCAAACCTTTTTCGTGCAGCCAAGGTTCGTGGCTCCACCAGGATCTTTCGGGTGATCGACGTACCCACCTTCATGTTTCAACACAAGAGCTAAACACTGTTCAAAATTGCCTTTCATGACTCACTCCTTGGGTGTTGAATTGTAAATCATCTGGTCTTTTTTCTGCGACCCAGACGACGAACCGAAATAGAAAGCAATGATTCCGCCCCAAGCCGTTTGCAACGCACCAAGAAGAAGAAGCAATGCCTCGTTGCCAGAAGTCGGCAAACCATAAACAAGCATATAAATCAGGATGGCAAAAAACCCAAATGTTACGCTGATCGCCAAAGCCCGAGGAATCCAGTCTTTGACTTCTTTTTGCATCTCACGAGCAGACTTACGGTCGTCCACCGCAAGTGCTTCCAGATCAATGTCAAGTTTTTTCATTTGAACTTTGAAATCGGCATCAATCTTCTTGACAGACGCAAGCTGCTCAGGCGAGGCGGTGCGAAGGGCCGTTTGCAGATCGCCCTCGGAGCCCTCCTCGTTTCCGAGCAAAGCCATAGACAATGCTTTCGTTGCCATCCCAGCCAATGGGCCGCCCAATGCCGTGGCAATGCTTGGAGCGACCGACCCAAGCAGTGGGCCAAATGTTTTAAGCAGATCCATCGTCCTTACCTCCGTTTGATTTAGAACCTAACATGATTCCCGACAGCGTGCCTGTCAGGAACGTCGCAATTGGAGCAATCAACTTGAAAAACTCTTGGTCGTTTGGTGCTTGCCCGTCAATTGGCTGAACCACAAAAATCAGGCTGTATAGCACTGCGAAAACGGTTCCGGTTAAGGTCAGGCACAAGCTGATGCCAATGATAAACTGCAAGAGGGCGTGGAGTTCGTCTTCCTTGATCCTCATCGCGCTACGGCTCCGCAAGGGTTTTGTTTCAGAGTGTCGGCGGAACAGGTTCCGGATGCGGTGCAGATGGGCGGATTGCATTCAGGTGCGTCCCAGTTCTTCGGATCTTGGCATGGGTAACGATAGCGGTCTTCGCATCCCGCCAAAACTAAAACTGCAATTGCCATCAGGTATTTCATTTGTGCGCCGTCAGATAAACAAAAAGTGCAAGACCGAGAGCCATGACAATGACGCCCAAAAACATCCACGCACCCAAAATAAGTTCAGCGCGGCGTTCCTCGGCTTCCTTCTGCGCGGCAGCGGCCTGACGCACGGCCTCTTTACGCATTTCCGTCACTTCCTTCTGAATAGAAGTCCAGGCTGTCTGCCCGTAAGCTCCGACAAACAGGTTCTTGGTGTCGAGCTGCAATTGTTGCGCCTTAGCCCGCAAAGCGTACAACTTGATTGCTTCAGCCTCGTATTCCGCTTGGCTTTGGAAAAACTTCTTTTTTTGCCCAGAAGTTAATTGCGTGATCTGCGCAATCCTCGCAAACAAACTACCCACGCGCTCCACCACGTCGATGGCTTCGTGGCCAGCGTCGGTCGCTGACTTGATTCCATTATAGAGGGCCGTTGCGCCAGCGAGGAGCGTAAAAGGATCCATTTAACTCGCCCTTAAAACCACAATACCCCAAATCCATTGTTGATACTGATTTGTGCAAGTAATGGTTGTGGTAAATGTACCATCTGTTGTGACGTAAGCGGCGTAAACTGTCATGCCGTTATTTCCAGGGCCGCCTTGCCGATACAAAGTCATATTTGTTGCACTTGCATTTGAAGTTCCTGAACCACTTGTTCTTACTGCCGCACACAAAAATACAATATCGCCAATTTTGCAATCTGGAATATTATACGTGTAAGGAAAAGAACCATGCGAAATGATACTAGAATAGTGAACAGTCGGTTGTGAATACCCGCCTATGACTCTAAAAAGAAAATTTGATCTGCTTGAAAGACCACCAGAAGCAACATTCAAAAGACCACTTTGGTCGGAGGGAGATTGCCCTAAACTTAATGAACCTAAACCAAGGACTTTTGCTTCACCGCTAGAATTGTCTTGACCGCCAATATTAAGATAGCCTGGAGACCCATCAAAAGTTACGCTTGAAAAAGTTCTGCCAGTGCTTTGCGTCCCAACAAGCATCCCGTAATACGCAAAATTTTCGCTTGGTTTCCAATCAGACCCTGCAAAAGTAAAAAGCGCAGTTGATGTTGAAGAATAACCGATGATTTCATAAAAAAATCGATTATCGGATCCTGTCCCAAACCCCCTCGCAGAAGCCGCAGCAAATGTTGCAATGACTGGCATAAATATCCCCTATGTATCAAATGCTACAAGGCTTGCAAAAATTCCATATGATGGTGCGGATCCTATTCTCATAACAGTAAACGTATAAACATTTCGAAAACCTGAAATTCCCGCAGTTGGCGGTGCTCCATTTTGCCACCAAGTGGTTACGTTCGTTGTTGTGCCGTCAACCTCCACCGAGGTGCAATAATGTGCCGCATTTACGCAATTAATAATATAAACACAAGTTATTGTGTCCCCAGTACTCGTAAGAATTTGAGATAACGGAATTAAAGTGCTATTTCCGCAAATGTTAACAGTAAAAGTACTTGTTGATGAAGCGGAGTTATACCAAACGGTTTGAGTTAAAACGTCGTAACCAACCGAAGAGTCCCAACCTGTGGTTGTGTCGTAATTACCTTTTTCAACAATGCTTCCAAGGGTCAAATCAGGGAATGCGGTTGCAGCAATTGTCAGACCGCCATTGTCTCCAATTTCAACCGGACCATTAAGCGTCGTCGGGCCAGTGACGGTGAACGCGCCGCTGATCGTATCGAGTTGAGTCAACACAGCCGTATCCGCGTATTCTACTGTTGTGCCATTGTAATAAATAACACCCTGTCTTGAATTATCAATAACAGCTCCTGTCCCTGCCGCGCCGGATGCAGGGCGAACAGTGAGCGCATAATAATATGTTGCCGTCGGGGTTCCAACATATGTCGATGTTTCGGTCGAAGTTATTGCCGTTCCGCCGTAAGTCGCCGAAAGCTGAAACGTTGTTGCTGTCCGGTTCACAGCATAATATTCAACATTTTCTTGGAACCCGCCAGGAAGTTTGCCTGTCGTTGTGAGGATAACAATGGTGCCGTTCACTGGGGCAGTGGTTACTGTGAAATTTACAGCCCCAGATGCCGGAAGCGACGATATTACATTTGCGGTTCTTGCATCAGCGGTCGAAATATCATTGATGACAATCCACGACCCGCCCATCGTGCCTGAGCCAGTTATGTTCGCAGGAAGGGTGATCACTGGGCTCGAGGTCAAAGTGCCTGTCGAAGTGACCACAAGCTGTTGCGCGGAGTACCAATAAACGCTTGAAACTGCGGCAGTCGAACTTGTTAAAGCAACCGTTGAGCCAACGCCAATGGAAATCGGGAAAGAAGATCCCGCAAGTTGGTCCAATTCATTGAAGTTCGCATTGAGCGGAACGTTCCAGTTCAGGTCGTTCAGAGCCGGAACCTGAATGTTTTTGTTTGAGGTGTATGAAATGGCCATGTTATTTATCCACCTTGTTGTCGAGCTTATCGAAAATCTTGTTCAACATGTTTTCAATGCGGTTCAAGTGAACAGAAAGCTCGTCCTTCCGAACGTAGCTCGTTGGCATGTCAACCTTCATGTCATTGATCGTGGACGAGAGCTTTTGGATATCATTCACCAACTGGCGGTAAAAATACCCAATCACTCCGAACACCACAATCGCGGCAAGGTTTGCGATGAATTGAAGGTCAATGGTCATTCAACAATCTCCTCCGGCGGCGCAACAACCTCCGGCGCAACAACCTCCGGTGCAACAACGCTCCAAGGATTTGGCAGAGTGACGGGGTGATAAAACCGATAAGCCAACGTCTGTTCGGCGGCGTTCTGGCGTTCCTGAACACCCTCTGGCCCGAGGACTTCCTTCACCCAACCCACGACCTGATCCTCAGTGAGGTCAGCGTAGGGGGTGTATGGGGCGTCTGGGTCGAGCTTCAGGTTGGTCATTCCCGCAACCGCCGCCGAGAATGTCCCGTCGGTCGCCGCGCATGAATAATTGACCTTCACAACAACGTCCGTCTGACCCTCGGCTTGAGGGTAGGATTCCATTGAGTTGATCGTCCAGATGTACGAGATTGTCATGATTTTCCCAATCAGTATTCAATGATAATTGCACCAGCCGACCCGTTTCCACCCGCACGAGCCGTTGCCGTTGAACCCGCCGTGGAACCAGAACCGCCACCGCCGTATCCTGTTCCTGCCGTTCCCGCAGAGCCTGTTGCCCCAGCAAATGGCATTCTTCCTCCAAGACCCCAACTAAAACCTGTGCCGCCGCCAGAATTATCAATATATGTAACACCCGCAACTGCTGTCGTTGTTCCTGCACTACCGCCATTTTGCCCAGAGTAATTAATAGTTGCAGTTCCAGTGCCTGTGTTTGATGCGCCACCTGCGCCACCTGCCGCAGTCGCGCCAATTGCGCCTCCACTACCGCCACTCCCAATATATGTCAGTGAGTTATAAGTCGCAGTTGTTGCACCACCCGCTGTGCCTGCAGTGTTTGATGCTCCGGCCCCTGCGGCACCAAATGACGTTGTAACAGAATTTTGCCCCGAAACGTAAGTCAAATAAGCAACGAGAAGCCCACCGCCGCCACCCCCCGCACCTGAAGTTGCGGCAGTCGCCGGATTGCCGCCGCCGCCGCCGCCACCGCCAATAACAGTAATTTTAAATTTTGCGCCCGTGACTTGAAGTGCCGCAGGTAATGACCAAGAGGCTCCAGATGTTAAAACAACCATGTTCTGAAACCCAGCACCCGCAGTCGCTGTGAGGGTTGTTGCGCTCAATGTCGTCGCAGTTGTCGTTCCCGTCAACGTTGGGCTTGCAGAAAGAACAACCGATCCCGTTCCTGTCGCGGTGGTGAAGTCGGTGTAACCCGCTTCCCAGTCAGCGGCAGTTGTTAATGCAGTTCCAATGCATGTGCACATTACGGTCGTGCCAGGGAGAACCGTAATGACAAGGTTCGCGCCAGATGAATTGACCGTCAAATTGCCAGTGCTGTTGTTGACAATGTGAAACGTCCAACCAGTCCCCAAAGTGCTTGTCACAGGCAACGTGATCGTTTCCGTGAGCGTTCCCGTGAAGAACTGGAAGTATGTGCTTGTGTTGGTCAGGACGGTCGTGCCAGCCGCAGTCGCGGTGCTTGTGAATTCTGTCAAATTTGTCAAAGCGGCGTTTGAGGTCGTTGCGCCTGTGCCGCCGTTGGCAACTGGCAGAGTACCACTAATTGCTGTTGCAAGATCAATTTTACCCCATGAAGGAGCAGTGTTTACGCCACCGGATATCAATGCGTTGCCAGTTGCTACGTCTGCTAATCTGGAAAGAGCCGTTGTTGTGGATGCATAAAGCAAGTCACCAACAGCATAAGATGATTGTCCCGTGCCGCCGTTTACCGCGACTAATGTGCCATCAACCGTAACAGCACCAGTTGTTGCTGTGTTAGGCGTAAGACCTGTTGTGCCAAATGTAATAGAAGTTACAGCGGCAGTAGAAGGAATTGCACCCCAAGATGGTGCGCCGCTTGTTGTTGCTACAAGAACTTGGCCTGTTGTACCAGCCGCAGTTACGCCCAATGCGCTTGTTGTATTACCATAAATAACGCCGTTGGCTGTAAATGTTGCCGCATCCGTCCCACCATTTGCAACAGGAAGAATTCCAGAAACATGAGTTGTTAAACCAATTTTACCCCACAATGGAGCGGTGCTTACGCCACCAGATATGAGCGCGTTGCCAGTTGCCACGTCCGCGAGTTTTGAAAGCGCGGTTGAGCTAGAAGCATAAAGCAAATCGCCAATCGTGTAGCTTGATTGACCCGTGCCGCCATTGGCCGCCACAAGCGTTCCCGCAACCGTGACGATGCCTTCCGTTGCCGTGCTTGGTGTCAGGCCAGTCGAGCCAAAACTGATGCTATTCACGCCAGCCGTGACGGGAATGTTTTCTTGCCAAGCCGGAACTGTCCCAGGACTTGCGACGAGGACGTAATTTGAGCCAGTCGGAGGAGTGATCGACTCAATAGGGTTCGTCCCGTCGCCGTACAAAACGCCGTAATTGTCAAACGTGGTGTTGCCAGTGCCACCAATAGAAACCGGAAATGGCAAATTTCCGCCCTGTCCGTTTGCAAGGCTGACAATCTGGCCAGTCGTGATTGACTTCGAAGTGCCGGATTGAACCCCAAGAAGCTGCTCGGTGCCGTCGATCGAGACCGCTTGCGGGAGATTTGGGATGGTAATATTGGCCATGATTAAATCCCCGTCTGAGGTATTTGAGCGTAATTGTATGGGAGGCCAACGAGCGCAGTTTTCACGAGCGTTGTTGACTGAAGCAAGCTGTCCGCCGCGATGTCAACGTTTGCCTGATAGGAGAACTGCGTTGCCGAGCCCACCGTGACGCTGTAAAAACCATCTGCGTTATTGTTGGACAACCCATTGACAGCGACTTGGTCGTCCGTAGCCAATCCGTGAGCTGAAGAAAATGTCATGGTCACGGTGCGCGTCCCTGTCGATATAACGGACAACGGAGACAAAATCACTCCGTACTCAACGGTTCCATTTAACGGCATAATTGCGTTTTGATCAAGCCCTATTGGTGGGCCGAGCACTT